AGCCCTGGTGGCAGTCTTCGATGATATAGCAGCCCCCGGGATGAATCTCGGGCCACAAGCGCGTGAAACTCGCACATTGGTCTTTATGCTTGTGGGACCCATCATCGATCACAACATGTAGATTGGCCCAGCCTACCGTCTCGACCTCAGCTTGCGGCCCGATCTCTATACTGATCTGCGTCTCTTCATATTCCTTGCAGCGTGGATCTATATCTAGCCCATAGATCTTAGCGTTCGGCCCAAAATATGCCTTCCACAACTGTAAACTCCCGCCATGGCCTACGCCAATCTCCAACAAGTTGATTGGCCTTCCGACGAACTTAGCTAAATGGTGCTCGTGAATGGGGAAGTAATGTGACCAACGGTCTATCAATCGCCCCGTATGCGCCTGCGCACACTCGCGCAAGGTGCGATGCGGCTCGGGCGCCCACTGAATGGGAGATGCGCTCATCTTGAAACAGGATCAGGGCTCAACGGCTCAGGCTCTGAGAAGATTTTGCGCACCCCATCGTTTACATCGAGTTGCAAGACGGTAGTTGTGCGAATAACCACATAAATGGCCTCTCGAGTGGCTTCTACCGAAATCACCTCGACTCGCCCATCCGGAATGTACTTCTTTTCAAGTTCCAGCAGGTGAGCGCGCACCGCTGGGGTCTTCGATATGACCCTGGCCTTATATAGCGCCGCCTCGACATCAGCCGCAATTCGTCGCTCTGATTTCTCACTCATGCCGCATCTCTCCTTGGGTCCGCTATGGCTATACGTTTCTTAAGCATGATGGCATCGGCCTCATGCCCCTGGCGCAAATAGAGCTTCGCCGCCACATCCATACGGCTACAGATAAAGCTCGCGATCATGTCTTGGAGCTTCTGCCGTCCGTGGTGAGGCTGCTGGCCAAAGAGGCCGAACGCAAGAACCTCCAGGCCTGCGCGGTACTCATCGAAATAAGTGAGACATTGGACGTTGCCGAGCTGTACCCGTTCGCCCACAGGATGAACCAGGAGATTTCGATAGAACGGCGTTGGGCTGAAGTGGATATGTCCATGTTCCAGTATGTCCGGTATGTCGGCAAAGGCCCAATAGGCCCTGGTACGCGGTTTTAAGGGCAACGGCAGCCGGTAGATCATGTGCTCGGGCCAGACATGCTTCTCGATGATGAAGTTCCAGAGGGCCACGGGGCACTCGAATGTCGTGGGTTCATCGATGCCCCAGGCGTTCCAATAGGGTGTCTGCTCGACTTCATTCCAGATCTCACACGGAGCACAATAGGCGGCTACTTGTGGATGAGCCTCCATATAAGCCAGACCGCGAGCAATGCCAGCAGGCAGCAGATAATCGTCATCGGCACAATATACCGCGTACTTGCGCGTTGCCATGCTAAAGGCCGCATACATATTGGGGAACGGTCCAATGTTCTCAGTCTGCTGGACATAACGGCCACCCTCGATAACGTAAGGCCTATGGGTAGAATCGTTATCGCTCACACAGATTTGAGCATCGGGAAAGTCCACACCTAGCTTACGAAGCGTCCAGCGCAGATAGTCGGGACGTTGATACGTCGGTATGCAGATGCTGAGATCGCTTACCATGTGTTGCGCTTGTCCTTCGGATTTGGAACAGCCCCAACGATCAACAGAATTGAGCGATGCTCGAGCCAGCAGCCCTTGGAGCGTTGATACTCGAACTGCCGTAGGACTTTCCATATCAGCTTGGCCAAGCTCCACCAGCTAGGCGTACGGTCGATTTCAAGCGACACATTGGTAATCCACCGAGGATTATTTAAAGCTCCCGTACGCTGCGCTACGGCTTTATCCAGCGCGTCCAATTGCGATTGGGTCAGTTGTGCATCCATCCCGTACCGCTCCTTCGGTGAATCATGGGCGCAGGCGGCACCTCTTTAGGCTTCTCATCGAGTGATCGGATAAGCGCAGGGAACAAGTCCGATATCGCCCAGATCATCGCATCCGCCCGGTTGGGGCTATTCTCGCCCACGTAGCCGGCATTCGTGGTAAAGCCTGATAGCTCGTCTTCAAGTTGCGAGAAGTAGCCTGCCAATCGTACCTCTCCCGTCTCAAAAAGGCTCGACACGGGCTCAGCGCGTACCGCCTTGCCGCGACTCGCGGTGAGGCAGCGGAACGGCACCTTGACGCGCTCCTTGGCGGCTGCTGCCTTGATGACAAAGCCCACCATCGCGCCGCCGAAATTAATCTCTGCGACGATCCGGTCAGCCTTCTCACGCATATACGCCTGTACCGCTACACGGCCCCATGTCGCCGGACCTGCCTTAACCGTCAGATCCTGCAGCACATAGCCCTTGCCGTCTATGCCGAGCCCGCAAACACTAATGCCTATCTCGTCATTATCCTGGTTGTCCTCATCATCTGCCCCTGAAGGGTCAACAGCCACCACGATCTTGAGCATTTCCGGTAGATCTTCGAGCGTGCGCCACTTATCCATATGCTCATCACTGAATAGCGCATTGGGATTTGCATCGCCAAACTCGCCCTCTAAGAACCGTTTGCGCAGACGCCCCGACATGGCCTCGAGCGATTTGATGTACTCAGGGGGCAGATGCGGGTTATCGCGAGGGTTCAACTGCATGCACGCATAGTTTTCAGGATCAGGAAGCGATGCGCGCGTCTCCGGGTCGATCTTTAACCGAAATAGACGATAGGTCCAATGGATCTTGGTCGGCGGATTCTCGTCGTACCAGGCGCGCAATGGCAATTGGGACTCGATGCCATTGACGATCTGCTTGACGTTCTGGGCCAGACGAGTGAGTGCTAGATTGCGACTGGCTAGGGGGATCTGACTGCATTCATTGAATAGCATGGATGCATATTCGTTGCCTAAGATCTTCTCAACGCGCTCCTTATCGTCCAAGCCCCCAAACCAAAGCTCCGAATCATTCTCGAAGGTCGCATAGAGATCTGATTTATTCAGCTCATACTTGCGCTCCGGGAAGGCGAGACGCATGACCTTGGGGAAGGTATCCATGACAATGCTGGATTTGATATGTCCGAGCCTGAATCGCAATGCGCAGTGGCGACTCCGGGGGGCCTTGAGTGCGCGGATGATGAGCCCGCGAATGAACAGAAACGTCTTGGTACTACGCGAGCCGCCATAAAGGAGCGTATGCATCTGCGGGCCAGCCAAAAGACGGTTAGCCTCTTCCTGCTTAGGGGTGAGGCGAAAGTCCATCAATTCACCAGTGTGAGCTTCGGCTTCTCGGGCTCGACCGGCACGACCTGCGCATCCAATACCGTCTCGGCACGCCAGTCGAGTATCCCTTGCGCGAACTTGAGCGAGTCATCACGAGTGAGTGAGCCGCATACCGACTGCTTGTCGTTAATCATCTTGACCATCACGATACAGCCGGTCTCCAAGGACATAGCAACCGAAAACTCGGGCTTGCCGAACTGGGTTTTCTTCATAACTCACCATCACTTGAGGAGATTACGAGAGGGTGAGCAGAATCACCTTTGTGCGTTGCGTCGATGGAGGATAGGTTTGGGAGAGTTTTGTTTAGCAGGATCTCGATTGCCCTGCGCTGGCTGTCCGGCAGCTCGATGAAGTTGCCCTCCCTGTCCTTCAGTTGCCCAAGTGCCCCTTTCTGAAGGCGATTCATGAGCATACTTACCTTGATCCTCTGGCGCACCTTGTCTGGCGTCCAGGCGCCTCTTTGGGCCATAACGTCCATCCTCAACTCGGGTTGCGCCCTGATACCACCAGGCGATGAAATTCTGAGCATCTACCGAGTTGTCAAAATAGACGCCCTGTGCATCTCGCTTGTCCTGATCCTCAAGCAGCGTGAACTTGATTGCTCCATCCGTATAGCGCTGCGTGTGCAATAGCTGGCCCGGACGCCACTCGGCTGGGAACTCTAGCATTCGATCCCGCACACGTCCTGCTCCCTCGCATGGACGCAGTACTTGTCACCCCAAAAGAAACCATCACTATTGAAGCCCTCGAGCCTGACGATATCGCCTATCTGGGTCTGCGTCGGCACAAAGCCCATGCCGGCCCACGCTTTGGTGCGCTTGTGCTTATCCGCGCTATCGTATTGCGTGGGGTAATGCCCCGGGCCGATGGCGAGCACGCGTGCGCGCAGGGTCTTGTCGGAGGGTGGCAGGATCAATATGCGGCTAAGCAGCACGTCTAAGGGCTCGACAATCATTTGGTCACGCAGTGGACGCAGAACCGTATCGGCTGGGATGAAGGTGATGTTCTCTTCGGTCAAGGATACGCCGCGCTCGAAGCGTGAGGGAGCAAAGCGTGTGCCTCTGCGGCCCTTGCGCGGGTTCCTCACTTTGCGCGGCATTGCGAGCATTAGTGG